GGGCAATGCGGAAATAGCCATGTCCTTTTGCATAAACCATAGACATAAACAAATTCCCGCTTTTTCCCAAGATCAATACCAAAAAACTAAACTGTTACACATATTGTAGTTTTGTAAGATCCGTATCTTTCAACGCAACTCCTAGAGATACCGTTCCAGCACCAATAATAGCCAATAATCCAATAATATGTTGAATACCCGATTCGCCTTTTCCATCACTTGGTAAAATATAATTTCCAAAGAAAAACCAACAAATAAGTTCTCGTGTGCAACGAAACGATAAGCACAAAATCCCAAGTATGAGAATCAGTATCAATAGGACGATCAACAGCATCCAGCAGTACATAATCCATCTACCCAAAAAGTTTAATGGTATTGCAGTTCTGCATGATCTGTTATCGTTGCCTTGCTTACTTATCCTTTCTGTATTTCAATTCATGTAAATTGTTTGATACTAAGATATGTTCAACCGTAACGCTTTTAACTAATACACAGCCCCCCTCTAGTCACTAATCCCTGTTTTTGCGATCAGTTGCCGTTCGTGTTCCGGATCCAAACCGTTGCGCATGGACATGGTCTGCACGGACATCGCGCCGTTGCGGACCAGGATCTGATCGGCCTGCGCGTCTTTTAGCCGATCGCGAACGGCGAGCGTGGGCGGAATTCCGCGAATATCAACCGCGGTAATCGCTTCGGCCGGCAATCGGCCCGCCTCGACCGCGTGAAAAACCACTCGCCGCATCAGGTCCAGATCGTCTTCCAGCATCTCGTACTGTAATCGCTCGAACATTTTCACGGCCGGGCCTTCGGCCACCATTGTGGACGAATAATTGGCGTTCGAGGCGTCGCTTGAGAGCATGAACTCAGGCATGACCAACCGGCTGGCGATCGCCCGAAGCTCGGCCTGCAATACGGCCACGTAACGGCCGGCGTCGATGCCAGAGGCGGGAAATTCGTATTCCGTGCCCGATATGGCGTCGAGAATCGTGCCCGGGGCGAAACGCCTGAAATGGCTGGTCCGTCCCGTTGCCTGGCTGCTCACGCTCAGGTCGGCCTGATTGGCGACGAATTGCTCTAGTCCCACGTTTGTGGCGGCGGTGTGTTTGCGGATGATGGCGATGGCCGATTGAATTTCCGAAACCACGCTCATGTTTCGCAGCAGTTTTTCCGCGCGGCGAAGGTTCTTGCGCACGGGATAAAACAGCGGCAGGCCGCGTTTTACATTGCCGTCGACGTTCGCCTTGCGATGCTGGATCTCATCGCCCTCGATCCACCGGCCGTCGATCCAATATCCCATCACGCTTTCCACGTCAGCCGCGTCGGTCTGAATACCAAAACTAGCCGCAAGATCGCCGGCGCGATCCGTCGGCGCGGTCACCTGGTCCGGCTCGACAAACCGCACCCGGGTCGTGCCGTCCGGTGCGGGAAAGAACCGCAAAAAGCACTCGCCGTCGCGGTCTTTGCGGCGGACGATCTCTTGCTGCCGCTTGTGCCAATGGTTTATGCGGACAAACTCGTCGAGAACCGCCTGCACGCCGATTAATAAGGATTCCGCCGCCGACCGGCCTTTTTTCGCCACTGCGTTATAGACGTGCCCGCTGCCTACGATGTAGCTGACGCGGTTCTCATGGCCGTTAATGGCGAATTCATTGCCCGCGGCCAGGGTGCGGCATTGTGCGCGGATTTCGGCAAGTTGCTGCTCGTCGGTGAAGGGAACTCCCGAGCTCACGCCTAGCGCCGTCGCGCCGCCGAGTGCGTTCCAGCGCGTGCCGTCCACGTCGTAAAGGGCATCGGTGGGATCGACAAAACCGTCCCACATTTCATCGAATGCCTCTAATAATCGTCGCTCCAAGTGTATTAACCGGGAATTGCCCCGGGATGTGTTATTGTTCATCTCGTCGGTCAGAGTGTGATTGATATCTTGCATGATAGAAGTTCCTTTTGTTTATTGCGAAACCGCAAGCGGTTTCTAAATTCATCACTCATCATTCAACATTCAGCATTTTTTTCACCCCACCGGCAGGCGATCGCCCAGGGCGTCTTTTGCTCCTCGGCCGGCCAGCAGTTCGGCCGCCAGGCGCAGGGCCATTTCGGCCGCGTCGGGACCGTCGTCGTGATCGCCGATGGGAAACTCCTGCAGTTGCTCAACTAACAAGCGCGTTCCCGGACTGTCGTTTTTAAACCGCAACCGCCGGCTGGAGAGATACGGGCCCAGGCGGCGAATGCGAACCAATTTGTTCGTGCGATTTTCCACCGGCCAAGGGCGTGCGCCCAAAATGCCTTGCCGGCGGAACTCCCCTTCGAATTCGCCCGCTAAAAGGTCTTGAAACTGGTTGGCCTCCACGCCGAAAATGTCCGGCCGGAAGCTGCGGAACAGCTCCACGCCGTCGGCCACGATTTGCGGCGTGGGACGGCGCTTAAGATCCGCTTCGATATACACCGTTCCCCGCCGATCCACGCCCAGCATTACCAGGGCCGAGTAATCGCCCCGCCGGGCGTCGCCGCCCTTGCTCGGATCCAACGCCAATGTCTTGACGATCAACTGCCCGGGCCAATCGTCGAACCAGATCGATTCGTCGAAGTACGCCTCCGGCCATTCGCACAAGTCGGGATTGATCGGCGAGTTCTGCTTCTCGCGTTCGAACGCCGTGCGACCGCTTTCCGCCCTCATGCACATCAGCGCGTAAAGATCTTCTTCCTCGGGCCAAAGGACCGCCGCCCCCCGGTCCATTTCCTCGCGATTTTGCTCATAAAAATTTCGCGCGGCAGTCTTATAATGCGGATTGGCTATATCCACATAGACGGCTTCCCACTCGTGCCAAAGCGACATGTTCTCCGGCCAGCGCACAACGGCCTTGAAGATCCGCGAGGTCCAGCCCGGCGTTTCGTGCAACTCCATGGCCAGGGCTTCGCGATGCAACGCGGTGGCCAGGTTGACGACGTTCGTCCGCGTGGTGCCGGACTTCATCAACATGCCGTGAAACCAATCTCGCGAATGTTCCCGCTGGACGGCCGAAAGAATATGGCCGTCGTTTTGCAAATCGTCGCAAATAATCAGCGTGGGCCGATGCTCTCGGCGCCGCCGTCCGCGAATCCGTTGACCGGTGCCGAAGGCCTCGATCGTCGCGCCGTTTCGCAGCACGATGCAGTTGTTCCGCCATACTTTGCCGCGCCCGGCCGCCCGGGGATAATCCTCGGCTAGCAGGAGATTCTCCAGCAATTCAGTTTTGATATTCTCAAGATGGGCACATGCTTGATGCTTTGTATCGGAAACGATCCAGATATAAGGTTCCCGGCCTTCCAGGGCCTCGCGCAAAGGAAAGGCCAGCGAGCCGATGGTCGACTTCGCCCCGCCGCGCGGTCCCAGCAGATTGAGCTTTATGCCCCGGGTGCTCCGCATCGAGTCGATCTTCCTGGCCAGCCAGCGGTGCATGTTCGACGGCTGGCGGCTGAAATGAGCGGGCAGATATTTCGCGCCCCAGGACAAAAGGTCTTTCGCGCCGACGCAACCGCGCCTCGAACGCCTGACGCGGCCGTGCCATCGCGCCAATTCATAGTTGAACTGCCGAAGCAAGCCTGACAATTGCTCGGGCGAAATTTGGCATTCGGCGATAATTGCTTGAGGGGAAATCATGTCGATCATGTATACATGCTGTTTGTCATTTGCTAAATTATTCCTGTTTAGCCCCGGCACTTGTACCGGGAGACTCTTCGGCGATTCCTTCATGCTTGCGTGGTGCGATGGCATCGACCATCTTGGTGAGATCTCCCAGTCGTTTCATGATATTTTTTCGATATGCGTCCACCGGCACTTCTTCCATGAGGACTTGAGACAAAAAGGCCATCAGCCGCGATATTTGCTCGACAGTGATTGCGTCGGGATGCTTCGAGGCGTATTCCTCGGGATTCAACCGCTCCAGGGCCCAGGCCGCCGCGCGCCAATACTGGGCCTTTTTGGCTGCCTTATTGATGTTTGTCATGTGCGTGACAACGGCTTGATTCTCGCCGCGATCCAGTTTCTCCGCGAACTTTTCGTCGCGTTCGGCCGTGTTCTGGATAGTACTAGGCGCGCAGCCAACATACTTTGCAGCAGTCCGCCGGCTGCATCCCACCGAGAGAATTGCCAGGATCTCTCGCTGTTTAATCTCATCCAGAACCGGCGGTCTTCCGAGTTTCGCCACAATGCCACTCCTTTGATAACGGCGGTCTATTGCGTGCCCATGAATTCGAACGACACCACCGCCCGGCCCGCCGAACCGCGATAGTTTTTCACGAACCGGTCGGCGTTCCTTGAGCCGGTTTTTTTCACTCCGACCGCCCGCCATCGCGGCGAATGTAGGCAGTGCGCGATCACGGCCGGATGACTGGCGGTGATATTCATTCGTAATCCCTCCCGGCGGTTCAAGTCGGCCACCGTTTCGGCCAAGGCCATGCCGATGCCGATCCCTTGATAGTCCGGTAATGTGACGATGCGGCTGATTCGCCGCCGGTTCTTACGGCCGATCAGCGACAGCGTCGCACAAAACGCCGCCGGCACGCCCTCCCATAACGCCATGTAACAGCGGGCGTAATTGCTCAACGCCCCGCTTAAATAGTGATGACGCGCAAACAACCGCCACGCACTGCGCCGGCAACGAACGATTTCAAGCTCGATCGGCGGTCGCCGAAGACGCCTCCGCTGGAACGACGAAGTCGCCATGTCGATTACCCAATCCGGCTGGAGCCACTCAGTGACATCGTAGTGGCACGTCACGGCGACAAATCGGCAGCCAATTCGGCCGTGATGAATTCCCTTTGCAATCGCCGCCGAAATCACCCGGGCCACGTTGCGATCCACCACGCTTGTAAACTCGTCGAATACCACAAACCCGCCGGTGCCACGGTTGGCTTGTCCAACCGTGCCATCTTCATTGCCTGCCTGGCTAAGCGCCCGGGCAAGGTCGCAGCGAAACTGCTCGCCGTTGCTGAGCACGTGGTACGGCTTTATCCACGACGGAGGCGAGGAAAAACCCACCGCCGTGAACATCCCGGTAATTTCCTTAATCGGCAGATCGCCCAACCCGTCGATCACCGCCCGATCAGCCGCCCACTCCCTGCGCTGATAAAGATGCTTGCCGAATAATTTTTTCGCCAGCGTGCTTTTCCCGCTGCCCGAGGGACCGACGATCAAACCGATCAGCCAATCGGCGGAAGGATGAGGGCTGTAGGATAAGGGATGAGTTAAACCGCTTGCGGTTTCGCACTGTCCACTGTTATCTTCAATCTCCAGTAAGTCCTCCGGCACGCCGACGCGAAACCGCTCGGTCGCCTTGGCCGCCAGCGGCACGTCGAACATGCCCGCCACCTGCTCGACGCGAAACGAACTGAATACCGGACAATCGACGGTAATATCAATGACTGGCATTGGAATAAGATGATTAGATAATTGGCTGATTGGATAATTAGATTGGCTGATTGGATAATTGGATAAATCGTTTAGCCGCGACCCGAAGGGGAGCGCGAATAAACACAGATGATTAAATAACCGGCTAATCATCCAATTAGCTAATCATCCAATCATCTTCCTTCACAACGTCAGCAACTTGCACTTATATCCTTCGCCGCTGAGACGTTCGTAAATCACTTGCTGGTCGGCCTCGTCGTGGCACTGTACCACCACCTGAAACGCCTCTGGCACGGCGACTTCATGCGATCCTTTGTCATCGAAATCTTCCTCGGCCGGGAGTTCCGGCTCGTGAAGCATCCGGTCCAACAAGGCCTGAACCGCCGCATTCTCGGTCTCCACGTTCGCAATCAGCTCGGCAAGGATTTCTTCATTCGCCTCGGCCATCACGGCCAACGGATCGTGCAAGGCCAGCAGCTTGGCCGCCTCGGCGTCGTCGAGATCGAGGATCAGCACGGGCACTTCCATGTCGGGCGTAGTTTCCGCGCGGAGATGGCCGTCGATTAATTCCAGCGAGCCGTCGGCCAATTCGCGGGCCAACAGGGCGTCGGCGTAACCCACCTCGGCCAGCACTCCGCGCAGAGTATCCCGCTGCGCCTGCGGATGGGTCCGCCAATTCCGCGGATTCGGCCGCAACTCGCTCGCCCGCACCCGCCGCAACTCCTTAATCCGATCCCGAATTTGCATATACTTTTCTCCAATGGCTTGCTAATCCCTTGTATGTTTAATAATGTGATTACTCTATATGCTAGTATGTGTGTTGAAAGGAAGTTTTCCTGCCCCCGAGGGGGCAGGAAAAAACCGGCCGA